TCCCGCTGTGGGTCTATGATACATTTTTCATTACTCATGGGCAGCACCGCCTATCTGTGGTATAATCTTTTTGAGTCCAATGGTATGAAGTCAAGTGGGTGAGGAAGAAAAAAATTAAGCGAAACAGAGTAAAAAGCACTGTGTAGGTAGCAAAAAGGCAACACAAATCTAAACCCTGCCCCCTGAGTTTTTGAAACAGGGCGATTTCGTCAGAGCGGCAAGCGGTGTGCTCAGCCCTCCGGCGGGATATACAGGCGGTTGTCTTTCAGCAGCCGAAAGACCAACCGAACCAGTTTTCTGGCAGTTAAAGCGAGTGCTCGTTTGTGCTGGTACTTGTTGACCTCTTTTAATTTGAGGTTATAGTAGCGCCGAAACTCGGAGTCGCATCTTCTCACAGAGTTGGCTGCTTCCAGCAGGTAGTAACGGAGATAGCGGTTGCCGGATTTAATCATCCTGGAATGCTCCGCCTCGAAGTCACCAGACTGATTTCTGTTCCAGACAAGGCCAGCGTATTTGGCGACAGAGGCTTGGGATTCAAAGCGGTGGATATCGCCAATTTCAGCGATGATACCAGCGGAGTAGACCTTGCCAATACCGGGGATGGATGTCAGCGTGTTCGGGATGATTTCAAACTGGTGTTCAATGGCCTTGTCCAAAACCTTGACCTGCTTCTCTAAAGCCCGTATGGAAGCAATAGATACGGCCATGGCCTGGTTTACAGAGTTGTTCACGGTAACTGGCAGACGGTAAGAATCTCTGGCTGCACTGCGAATAGCCTTAGCTTTTGCTACTGGGTCAGCGAAGTTCCTGCCCTTTTCATCAATGAAGAAAGTCAGTTCATCCAGATCGGCGTTTGCCAGATCATCCACTGTTTCAAACTGTTCCATGAGCGCAATGGTGGTGGCGCTGGTATTTTGAATATCCTTCTCCTGAGCAATACCGGAGCATTTCAGGAATAAGTAGTTAGCAAACCGTTGTTTCTCGCGGGTCAGGTTCTGAATGACGTCAAACCTGGCTCTGGTAAGGGTTCTGAGTGCCTGGTAGCGATAGTCGTCCATATAGACCTCCTTGGCGATCCTGCCAAAACGGAGATGGTCGGCAATCACAAAGGCGTCCACGAAGTCATTCTTAGGCAGGTCGGAGTAGGCTTCTTTGAATTTCCGAACCTGCTTGGGATTGAGGACATGGATCTTCCGCTGAAACCGGCCAAGGCTGCCATCCTCCCGGAGTGCGTAAACCAAGCTGTCTCCGTAGATAGAGGTTGCCTCCAGGCCGATCACCACATCGCTGAGATGCATGGAGCTGAGCGCCGACACGATTTTCTCTGACAATATTTTAGCACCGCCCAGGTTATTCTGCACGGAAAAACTGGAGTGTTTGCTGCCGTCCGGCTTCATCAGGTAGGCCACATTGCTTCTGCTGCTCACATCAATGCCAACGAATAGTGGGTTCATTTTTTCACCTCCCCCCGTGGAGATTTCAGGCCAGCAGGCTTTGAGATACCCATGATAACCGGAGCGTCCGCAACCTCGCGTATCAGAATCATTCCGGAGAAAGCCAATGCGATAGCCCTTACTGCGAACAGGGCGGCCTTACTTCCGGCAAACAGCCAATGAGTTTGCAGCTAACTTCCGGTTCAGGGGGACGGACTTTTTTTGAAGCAGCCTTTCGGCTCAACTGGAGGAACAAGAACTTGACCCTGCTGTCCTACAGCTATTGTATCACGGGCATCCTAAAGCCTGCTGATATTCAAAAGTGAACTAAGCAGACTCTCTTAAAAACGTCTGCAAATCTTATTATACGAGGAGGAACGAACCTATGAGTAAACTTGTTTGGGATAAAACCGGTGAACGTTTGTACGAAACCGGCGTAGACCATGGCGTTCTCTACCCTATTCAGGCCGGCGGTCTTTACAATAAGGGTGTTGCCTGGAATGGTCTTACCGCTGTTACCGAAAGCCCCTCCGGTGCGGAGGCGTCTCCTATTTACGCAGATAACATCAAGTATCTGAACCTGATGTCTGCTGAGGAGTTCGGCGCGACGATTGAGGCTTATACTTATCCTGATGAATTCGCTGAGTGCGACGGCTCTGCTGAAATTGCAACCGGCGTGACAATCGGCCAGCAGGCCAGAAAGGTGTTTGGTCTCAGCTATCGTACTGTCATCGGTAACGATGTTGACAGCAACGACCACGGCTATAAGCTGCATCTGATTTACGGCGCTCTGGCTGCACCTTCCGAAAAGGGGTATACGACCATCAACGACAGCCCCGAAGCCATCACCTTCTCTTGGGAAGTCAGCACGACTCCCGTCAACGTAACAGGCTTTAAGCCTACCGCCTGCGTGATTATCGACTCTACCAAGGTGGATGCGGAGAAGCTGAAAGCGCTGGAAGAGATCCTGTATGGCAAAGATCCTACAGGTCCCGAAACAGAAGACGGCGTAGATCCCCGTCTGCCTCTGCCGGATGAGATCATCACTCTGATGACCCTCGCCGGTTAAGCATAAGAAACAAAAGATTTAAGAATAGGTACAAGGCCGTATTCAGGTAAGCTGGCGGCTTTGTATTTTTTTTTTATTTGAAAGGAGAAATTTCGCATGATTAAAAAGACAATCACTTATACCGACTATAACGGCCTTGAGCGCACTGAAGATTTCTGGTTTAACATCACGGAAGCCGAAGCTCTTGAGATGGAGATGAGTACGACCGGCGGTTTCGGCGATATGATTCGCCGAGTTGTTGCGGCTCAGGATATGCCGACCATTATAAAGGTGTTTAAAGACTTTATCTTTAAGGCGTATGGTGAGAAGAGTCCCGATGGTAAGCGATTCATCAAGTCTGAGGAGCTTTCCACCGCATTCTCCCAGACCGAGGCATACTCTCAGTTGTACATGGAACTTGCCACCGATGCAACCAAAGCGGCCGAGTTTGTAAATGGCGTGATTCCGAATAAGAAACCCGCAGCAAGCCAGCATCCGGCAATCGCTCCTGTCAACAATTGAGTTAATTTGACAACTATGGAGGACTGAAGAATGCTTCGAATTACAATACCTGCCGAGGAATTCTGGGATGAAGTCAATGAAGAATTCATCTACACGAAAGAGCAGACTTTGCAGTTGGAGCATTCTCTGGTCTCTCTTTCAAAATGGGAATCCAAATGGTGTAAAGCGTTTCTTGGCAAACAAGACAAAACAGAAGAAGAAATTCTGGACTATGTCAAATGCATGACGCTTACCCAGAATGTGAATCCCGAGGTATACAAAAGGCTCACTGCCGCAAATTACGACGCGATTAACGCTTATATCGAAGCGCCGATGACAGCGACTTTCTTCTCAGAAGATTCACTGCCAAAAAACAGCCGGGAAATTGTTACGGCTGAGCTCATTTATTACTGGATGATCGCTTTCAACATACCAGTGGAGTTTCAAAAATGGCACCTCAATAAACTTCTCACGCTTATCAGGGTGTGCAATGTAAAGAACAACCCGCCCAAGCGAAGAAGCAAGCGCGAAATCATGAAACGAAATGCGGCTTTGAATGCTGCTCGTAGGAGTCGTCTCAATACGAGGGGGTGAGATTACGAAACGAATAAAAAACGAGGCTATAAGAAATGGCTCGAAACCTACACCAAGAGGGCAGTCGCCATTATTCTTGCTGTTTCGCTGATTGATTTGCAGTTGTCGTATGTACTGGCTTTTATGGGACAAGTACAGATTGCAGAATCGCTTTCCAGCACGATAGCGAGCACCGTTGTAGGAGTTATGCTCGGCTATTTCTTAAAAGCGTTATTTGAAACGTTCTTTGAAAAAAGAGAAGAGCGTTTAAGAAGTAAGGAAGGTATTCACGAAGACAGTGTGGATATCGAGGAGGTTTGAAAATGCCTATTTATTTTATGACAACGGCTCTCTTGATTGTGTCCCTGGTAACAAACCTTACCGTTGAGGGAATCAAGAAGCTTTTGAACGAGACTACCATTAAGTATTCGTCTAACGTTCTTGCTGCTGTGGTGGCCGTTCTGATGTCGTGCGCTGTATGCGTTATTTATCTCATCATGAATGATGTTGCTTTTACGCTAAAAGTCGGTGTCGAAGTTTGTATTCTTATGTATCTGAGCTTCCTTACCTCTACCGTAGGGTATGACAAGGTTATTCAGATGATTCAGCAAATCCGAGACACAAAGGAGGATACAACTCATGAGTAACAGTCCATTGGTGTCCTATACCAAATTAAGTCCCAATCATTCTGGGCAGAGAACCCATACAATTGACCGTATTACGCCCCACTGTGTTGTCGGGCAGTGCTCAGTCGAAACACTGGGCAATATTTTTGCTCCGACCTCCCGGCAGGCATCCTGCCAGTACGGTATTGGCGTAGACGGAAGAGTCGGTATGTATGTTGAAGAGAAAAACCGTTCCTGGTGTTCTTCTTCAAACGAAAACGACCAGCGTGCCGTAACAATCGAATGCGCGAGCGATACCACCCATCCTTATGCATTTAAGGATGTTGTCTATAACAAGCTCATTGAGCTTTGCGTGGATATTTGCAAACGCAACGGTAAAAAGAAGCTCCTGTGGCTTGGTGATAAGACAAAGACGCTTAATTACAATCCTGCCGCTGACGAAATGGTTCTAACTGTCCATCGTTGGTTCGCAAACAAGAGCTGTCCTGGCGATTGGATGTATTCCCGCATGGGCGATTTGGCTTCCAAGGTTACTGCAAAATTGGGAGGAAGTTCGGCCAGCAATCCTGGAACTGCCGGCGGTAATGTTTTATACCGCGTCCAGACAGGAGCATTCAGTAACAAGGCAAACGCGGACGCTATGGCCGCCAAGCTGAAAGCTGCGGGCTTCGATACTTATATCACTACTAAGAGCGGAACGGCTGTTTCTTCCACTGCTAAAAAGAGCGTTGATGAGCTTGCCAGAGAAGTGATTCAGGGTTTGTGGGGAAACGGGCAGGATCGTAAGAACCGTTTGCAGGCAGCCGGCTACGATTACAACGCTGTCCAGAAAAGAGTAAACGAACTTCTGTAAAAGGATGATTCAATGATAAGGTTCAGACACAAGGGCGACTTCTCCAGAACAACTCGGTTTTTGGAGAGAGCGAAAGAGGCCGTCCGAATCGGGGATCTTGACAAGTATGGTCGAGAAGGGGTCGCCGCCCTTGCTTCTGCAACGCCTATCGATAGCGGGCAAACGGCCAATTCTTGGTATTACAAGATTGAAAACCGAAATGGAACGGCAAAGATTACGTTTTACAACTCAAATGTTCAAAATGGGGTTCCGATAGCCATTATTCTTCAGTATGGTCACGGGACCCGCAACGGTGGCTGGGTACAGGGTCGAGATTACATCAATCCTGCTATCCAGCCTATTTTTGACAAAATTGCAGAACAAGCATGGAAGGGGGTTACTAAGCTATGAGCACTACGATTGACGAAAGAGTCGTAGAAATGCGATTTGACAACAAGCAATTCGAAAGTAATGTTCAGACCAGCCTTTCCACTTTGGATAGATTGAAGAAGAGCTTGAATTTATCCGGCGCTGCAAAGGGTTTCGATGAAATAGACAGCGCTTCCAAAAAGGTAAATATGAACGGCCTTGCGAATGCTGTGGAGTCTGTGCGTCTGAAGTTTTCAGCTTTGGAAGTCATGGCGGTAACAGCCCTTGCCAATATCACCAATTCCGCTTTGAACGCGGGAAAAAGGATTGTTTCGGCGCTTACGATAGACCCGATTAAAACAGGTTTTCAGGAATATGAAACGCAAATCGGCGCGGTGCAAACTATCCTTGCCAACACTCAGCATGAAGGGACAAACCTTCAGCAAGTAAACAGGGCGCTGGATGAACTGAACACCTATGCGGACAAGACGATTTACAACTTTACCGAAATGACCAGAAATATCGGTACGTTTACCGCAGCCGGTGTAAATCTTCAAACTTCCGTTGATTCTATCAAGGGTATCGCTAACTTGGCCGCTGTTTCGGGTTCCACCTCTCAGCAAGCTTCTACGGCAATGTATCAGCTTTCCCAGGCATTGGCAGCCGGTAAGGTTTCGCTTATGGACTGGAACTCTGTTGTTAATGCCGGTATGGGCGGTAAGGTGTTCCAGGACGCGCTTGTCAGGACTTCTGAACTGCTCGGCACCGGAGCGAAAAACGCCATCAACATGTACGGCTCGTTTAGAGAGTCCCTTACCAAAGGCGAGTGGCTGACCACCGAGGTTCTCACCGAAACATTGAAACAGTTCGCCGGCGCTTACAGCGAAGCGGATCTGATTCAGCAGGGTTTCTCGGAGTCTCAGGCTAAAGAAATTGCTCAAATGGCGAAAACCGCAGAGGAAGCTGCAACTAAGGTCAAGACCTTCACTCAGTTGTGGGATACTTTAAAGGAAAGCGCTCAATCCGGATGGACGGCAACTTGGGAAATTTTGATTGGTGACTTTGAGGAAGCAAAAGACCTGCTTAGCGAAGTATCCGAGACCATCGGCAACGTGATTGGCGAGGCTGCCCAAGCAAGAAACGATCTGCTCAGCGGCGGTCTCAGTTCCGGATGGAAGCAGTTGCTGAACCAAGGCATTGCCGATGAAGCCGGCTATATCGAATCTATTCAAGAGGTTGCCAGAAAAAGCGGTGACGCCTTCGACAAG